CTAAGAAATGCATAATATATAATCTGTGTAAAATATGCAAAAGGATTTTTAGATTTCTCTGGATTAAAGTTTTGTGCATATTGCAAACAGTTTTCAATACCATCAGAAACCATTTCTTCTCTATACGTATAATTTATAAAGTTGGGTCTGTATGCTAGATGATTTGCAATCTTTAGAAAACATTCTCCAATATAATTTGTAACTGGAGGTTTAACTGTCTCCTTAATTTCATTAGGCCAAGTAGCTCTCCACTCTATCATCGCTTGAAGAAACGCTTTATTGTCTACATAATGTGGTTTTGCTTTTGGTTTTATTTTTTTCTCAACCATTAAAGATCCTTATCAATATTAATGTTCATAGTATAAATATAGACTATACAATAGTATTTGTCAAGGAACTTAATATATTAATCTTTTACAAAAAGGGAATTGACTTTATAAAAATATACCTATATACTCAACTATGTTGAGGGTTAATGAATAGACTTATTTGTTATTTCTAGATCATCTAACAATTCATCATATATTTCATCATTAGTATATTCTTCTTCAAATAAGCTTTCATTTTTATCACTAATACTTTTTTGCCAATGTTCTAATTTTTGTAAGAAATATTCATAATATTTAGATAAGCCAGGCGAAACATTTGCATATGTTACAATTGTTGACTTTGTAATTGTAAAATCATGTTCTTCACAGTAGGGTTGCATCCACGGAACTAAATCTAAAGAATCTTGCTGACCCTTTATTGTCATATGTGGAATAACAGACATTAACAATGGATTATTTATTTTAACATCATCATTATTATCAGAAACTATTGTTGCAATAATATCTTCTCCGTTTGATAATTTTAAAATTTTATATATTGATTCATCCATTTGTTTCTCCTGTAACTCCTTCTTCTTTATATTTATACGTTATTTTTAATTGTTTTCATAAATTGCATTTTCTAGCATAGGATTTGAAGGATCAAGTCCCATCCAAGCGCCCCACTCTTTATAAAAATGTCTCATACCAACTTCATCATGAATAGTTTCATTCTCATGTCTACCATGCAATATGTGACGATGTTCTGTGCCAGGCGCCATAGAAGCTCCTTGTCCAGTAATACCTAATAAGTCTTCATGTAGATTACGTCCCATTGGGCCCCAGATTGTGTTATGATGTTCTATACGAGTTTTACGTTCTTTTGGTGTATCTTTTTTAAGACCAAATCCACGAAACTCTATCATTACTTTATTTGGACCAAGTGGTGTTACAACGTCTGTACGTAATGCACTACCACGTAGATTAAAGTTCATGCCAGGAAATAAATCAATCATGTACCACTGGTTTGGTGGCAGACTAGGAAAACTTAATTCTCCACGATCTTTTCCATCTTTCATAGCAGTATATTGTACTTCAAAACTACCTACGTTAACATGACCGTTATCAAATCCTTCGCATTTACGAGCAAAGTATTCATCGTTGAAGCCTGTTGTACGATTAAAGTAGTGCATATAATCATGGTAAAATTCACTATTAGTATCGTGCCATAACTTATAATTGCTATCAATGATTGCTTTATGGTAGTGAAATACTTCTAATGGTTCTGTGTCTAATGCTGGACGAATACATTCAAATGCACCAGCTGCCCATCCTTCAACATCTTGAGTTGGTTCTATATTAAGTGTGACCCATACCATACCACCAAATTTAACTTCACAAGGTAGTTCTGGGCAATTCCAATGATCAAAACCACCATCAGATGTTAAATTACCACTAACAGGCATTGATTGAAAGTTATGTTCAAATGCAATAACTCTTTCTTTATCTCGTATCATAGCTACTTTAGAACCAGCAATACTAGAAGTTCTGAAGTCCAGATAATTTTCTAGTTCTGATTCATGACAAAGAGGTATCCAACATTTTTTAAATATCTTTTCTTGCTCTGCATGAAAAATTCCCCAATCACTATAAATGCGACTATCAACATATTCTATTGTTGGTTCTGATAACCATTGAGTGTGCTTACGTGCAGGCATTATTTTTCTCCTTGAACTTTCTTATATTTATTATAATTTTATTTTACTAATATCGTAATCAAATTGTTCTTCATTATAGATATTAAGACGTTCTGTAAAATGATTAAGTGTAAAATTACGTCTTTCATTATAACTAATATCATCAGCTATATCATATATTAAAACGGAATCTTTAGTTGATGATGTACGCAAACCCCTTCCAATCGATTGCAAGACTCGTATTTTTGATTTAGATGGACTTGCGAGCACGATGTTGTGAATGTTACGAATATTAATACCAGTACTAAAAGTGCCATAGGACGCAATTGTAGTTGAATTTGTTTGTTTTTCAACCAATCCACGTATTTTTTCACGTTCACTTGTATCAGTTCCCCCATATACAAAATAAACATTATCTTCTCCTTTCATTCTATCATATAAAATTTGACCATGTTTTTCTACAAGCTGAAAAAGACATAGAGTATTACCTTTAATGTGATATAATAGATTAACTACAAAATCAATTCTTTTTTAATTAGAAAAAATATACTCAAGTTCTTCAGCATAAGTCATTTTGTTTCTAATATTTGAATGTCTCAGTATAATACATTTAATTTTTAAATTTGATAGAGTTTTCTTGTCAATTAACTCTTTTGTGGTTACTACTTTTTCAACAGGACCAAATAGTCCTTCTAATACCAACTGATGCGTCTGTGAACCGTCTAGCGTCCCTGTAAGACCATACCTATACTTACACTGATGCATCTTAGTCATAATGCCAGTAAGTGACTTTGCCTTAAATAAATGAGCCTCATCTCCTATAACACAACCAAAATCATTAAAATAAGACTTAGGCATTTTATAGAGAGATTGCCATGTAGATATTACAACATCTTTTGTAACTTTGCGGTCATGACCTTGATATATTTTTTGACAATATGTACCAGAACTCCATCCATAATCTTCAAAGTCTGTGTACATCTGTTCTACCAATGAAGTAGTAGGAACAAGTATAAGAGTTTTTAACTTCATCATCTGATAATAACGAACCAGAGAATATATTATTAATGACTTACCAGAAGCAGTAGGAGAAAGAAGAAGGGCCCGATTGTTGGCAATAGCATGATGAGTAGCATTAATTTGATAGTCTCTAATTTTGAGACTTTTTCCTTGTGATTTTGGTTTGAGTGACTTGATGAAACTTTTAACAATCTCACGAACAACATTTCGTTTATTTTCTACTTCTTCATCTAATGTATACGAAATCTTGTTACTATCGCAAAATTTCTTGATATATGAAAGTAATCCTACATATATTTCTCCAGTAGCAGGAGAGAATAATCGTATCTTACCATCCCACATACGATTACGATACATTGGCATAAACTTATGGCCAGGAACTTCAAAAGTAAAAAAAGAATTAAGCTCCTGTTTTTCAGAATCAGTAAGGTCAGATAGTATTAAATAGACTTCATTTTTTTTACTTATTATCATTATTTAATAACAGGACCAAGCATCCATCCAACTATACTTTTTTTAACACCAGAAGTTACAGGTCTTACTCTATGCCACATATCAGAATGAAACATAATACAATTTACGTTCTTTTTTTTATTTAATTCTATATATCTAGGTGTTTGATTTGGACCGTATAGTTCTAGATCAAATTCACCACCCTCGTAATCACTATTTAAAAATACTGAAAATGATATCTTTCGTACTCTACCATCTGGATATGGAATATTATTACAATCTCTATGCCAACCATACTCTTGATTATTTCCATACTCAGAATATTGTAACGATTCAATGTTATCTAGATGTAACCAAGAAAAATCAGAAGCTTTAGTTTTCATCTCAGAAAATACTTTTTGACAAACCTTGTTATCTTTTATCCAAGAAATTTTAGAGTTTCTAGTTGTTAAACCACTATCCTCATTTATTATGCTTTCTTTTAGTTTTATTTCTCTATTTGACAAAACAAGATTTATCAAATCATCTGAAAAATTAGTTTCCCACCAATTTCTTTGAGATTCTGGTGAAACAATTGTCATATCATTCCAGCTTGAAATTCCTGCCATCGTTGAGCATTCTTTATATCCCAACCACGATTATCAATAGATCTAATAACACCATCAATATATTTAATAACCACTTCAAGATATGCTTGTTTATTTGCAAGAGTTATAACATCTTCATCAGATACAATATACATACCCAAATCAGATTTTAAGACTTTTAAATCAAATGGTTTTGCAACGTAGATTTTTGCATCAGATTTACCACCATAGTATTCCCATTTGGCCCGATACAGTTGCTGGTATTCACCTTTAGTTTTTGCAAGTAAAAGTTCAAACCTTGATTTGTAATCTAACCACTTAGATTTTATCTCTTGATTTTTGTATGATTCTTTATGAAGTTTTTCTTCATCAGTTATGGGTAAATCAGCGTATGCTTCTTTCTTCAATTCATCTAGTGTCATAATTATTTTTCAATTCTTCCTTACATAAAAAAGTGAGCAGAGTATGATTT